ACAACAGAGAAGCCTATAATTCTATTAACAGGAGGCAGGGGAGCTGGTAAATCATTCAATGTATCCTTATTTTTAAAGAGGCTTTCTTTTGAGGCTGGTCACAACATCTATTTCACTAGGTACACAATGACTTCTGCTGAAAAGAGTGTTATACCAGATTTCAATAACAAGATAGAGGTAGAGAATCATGAGGAGTACTTCAAGGTAACAACAGATCAAATACAAAACAAATACTCAGGATCAGTTATAAACTTCACTGGTATAAAAACCTCATCAGGACAACAGACCGCTAAAATGAAAGGGATGAGTGAGTTAACTGTTTTTGTTGTTGATGAAGCAGAGGAGTGGATAGATTTTGATGAGTTTGAAAAGGTTAGGTTATCAGCAAGGAAAAAAGGAGCGAACATAAAGATTATTGTCGTAATGAATCCAAGTAATAAAAAGCATTTTATTTACGAGAGATACATAAAAGACAATCACAAGATAGTTGAATTTGATAATGTGCCGATAGAGATAAGCACCCACCCAAGAGTTGAACACATACACTGCACCTATCTGGATAATGTAGATAACTTAGATAAAGACTGGATAGAGGATGTTGAGTTAATGAAAGCCGAAAGGCAGGGAGATTATAACCATAAAATAATTGGCAGCTGGGTTGAAGAGTTAGAGGGTACATTAATAAAACGAAGTGAGATAAATGAGTTTGAAGATTTCAATTCAGAGTACACGGAATCAATATTAGGCTACATTGATGTGGCTGATGATGGGGTTGATTACTTAGCATTTCCAACAGCAGAAATACAAGGAGACAAGATATTTATTACAGACGTAACATTTACTGGTGATGATACCACCGTAACAATACCGCAATGCGTAGACTTTATAAACACCAAGAAACACGACTACGTTAGAGTTGAATCAAACAATCAAGGGGGGGTGTTTAGTAAGCAATTAAGAAACGAATGTAACAACACTTCTATATTAACCGTTTTTAATAAAGCAAATAAGCATACAAGGATAATAATGCAGAAGTATTTCATTATGAAACACGTTTATTTCAGAAAAGATTACGAGCATGGGTCTGATTACCACTTATTTATGGAGCAAATATTCGACTATTTAAAGGATGGTAGCAGCAAAAAAGATGATGCTCCAGATGCTTTAGCTGGGCTTTGCGCATTTATAAGGAGCTATCTACCTCACTTATTCGAGTGATAATAATAATTTGTATATTTGTAGTAAATATCTATAATAAATGAGTCTATACAAAGACCTAATAAATAAATTCACAGGCTTTAAGTTCAGCACTTCCTACATTATGGGGCATAAAGAGGCTGTCTGGGTATCAACTAAAGAGCCAGAGGTTTTATTAAATTCTATACCAGAATTAAACGTTGTGCTAACTAAAAGAGTTGAGTTATTTAACAACGGGGTGTTGAAATTCAAAAAAAATGACGGAGAGATTATAACAGATCACCCAGCTATAGAATTATTAAACAACCCTAACGCATTACAGAACAGGAATGATTTCTTTGCAATGTACTTGCTTAACTTGGATTTGCACGGCAATACATTTGTGTATCAAAACAAACCATCTTTAGGTAAATTGCCTGCTTCTTTATGGGTTTTAAACTCTTCTGATATACAGATAAATATAACTGGGAAACTTTATCACCAAACAGAATTGGATGGCATAATAGAGAACTATTCATTTAAAGACAATACAAATAAGTTTGAGACTAAAGATATATTACATAAAACAAATGGAGTGGCAACAAACTACATCAAGGGAGTTAGCCACTTAGAAGCATTAAAGATGCCTTTGAGTAATATACAAGCCTCATACAAAGAGGACAATATAATTAGGCACAACTTAGGAGCTTTGGGTATATTAAGCTCAGATAATAAAGATGCTAGTGGAGGTATTCCTCTTAATCAAAAAGAAAAAGAAAAAATACAAGACCAATACAAAGAAAACTTTGTTGGCGGTGTAGATGGTAGTAAAAAGAGCAAGGTTATTATTACAAACTCTAATCTTAAATGGCAATCAATGAGCTATCCTATTAAGGATTTAATGATTAGTGAGAATATTAACCAACACTTTAATAGAATAATAGATGCTTACGGATTGCACGTAAACTTGTTTAGTAAAGATAAGGGAGATACTTTTGAGAATCATAAACAGACCGTTATAGGAACTTATCAGAACACAATACAACCTCTGGCTGATGATTTCACAACATCAATGAGTGAGTTTTTAGGGCTTGATGATGGGGTTTTATTTATGGATTATTCTGAGTTGCCAGTAATGCAAACAAATAAAGCAGAAGAGGCTACAACCAATCAGACTAATACAAATACAGTTATTAGTTTGTTGGATAAAGGGTTAATAGATGAGAAGGACGCTAAAAGTTTATTAAATTTGTAGGGATGAAAACTAATAAGGTAAATACAAAAGCACTAAAAGAATCTCAAAAACTTAAAAAGAAGATTCTAAAAACTAATAAAATAGTTAAGAAATGAGAATCAACTTTGACAACATAGAGAAGAAAGACCTACTAAAGTATTTAGTTAAGAATAAAAAGGAATTGATAAACCAAAAGAAATCAATGCCTATATTTTCAGAGAGCGCAGTAATGAAATCTACTGCTTTCACTACTGGAAAGATGGGAAACGTAACAAAAGATTTTGGAGGTTATGATGATCCTAATATATTAAAGGTTAAGGTTGTTGCAAACACATTTAACTTTGCTGATTCTTACATGGATGTGTTGATGCCTGAGTGCTGTACAAAAACAATAGCAGAGAATGGTGTTGAGGGTAAGAACATTATTTCCCATCTTCACGATCATGTACACCAGCTAGATGCTAAACTAGGAATAGTTAGAAAAATATACCAAGATGATTTGGATTTAGAAATGCTAGGTATTGAATCAAACATTAAAACAACTAAGGCGTTAATATTTGAGACAGACCTAATAAGAGAATACAACCCAAAGATTTTTAAACTCTACGAAACAAACCAAGTTAATCAACACTCAATAGGATTACAGTACGTTAAAATTGATTTAGCAGTAAACGATCCAGAAGCGATTACAGAGTTTGAAACATGGAATAAGCACATTGACACTCTAATTAATAAAGATATGGTTAGAGAGCAGGGGTTTTTCTGGGTGGTTAAAGAGATTAAGCTACTAGAAAACAGTGCTGTATTATTTGGCGCAAATGAATTAACACCTACATTAGAGGTGGGAACTAAAGATATTGAAGAGCCGTTGCAAGACACTCCTCAACCCGAGCCGTTGCAAGACACTCAAACAGATAATTTAAAAAATATTACTAACAATCTTTCAATTAAAATTTAAAAAAATGACTGAAAATGAAAAAGAGTTGTTGGCTAAAGTTTCTGAAGAAGCAACAAAGGCTATCAGCGAAAAATTAGAAGGGTTTGCATCTCAAGAAGAGATTAGCAACCTGAAATCTCTAGTAGAAAAATCAGACTCTACAGAGGAAATTACAGCAATCAAAGAAGTTGTATCTTCTTTAGAAACTCAATTAAAGGGTCTTACGGAGGCGCAGGTTGAAGCTAAAAAAGAGGATGCTGTTAAGTTTATGCTTGACACCAACAAAGATGCTATCCAAAACATCAAAAAAGATGGTGGTAAGTTTCATCAAATGACTTTAAAATCATTTAGTACAGATGCTAACTTTAACCCAGATTGGGATACTTTCTTAGAACCTCAGTATGTTGATGGAATCGCTAGAACTCCACAACCAAAAAGAATCTTTAACATCTTAAACTATGTTACTGTTGGCACTGCTTTCTCTGAAATCATCAAATGGATTGAAGAAGATGGTGAAACTGGAACTGCTTTATTTATTGATGAGTGTGTTGCTAAGCCAGATGTTTCGAAAGACTGGAAGCGTAACGAAGCTAAAGTAAAGAAAGTTGCTGCATACACTAGAGTTTGTGATGAAGTTTTAGCTTATCTTTCTTGGGCTGAGCAAGAAATCAGAACGTTCTTAAGAGATGTTGTTTATGAAGCTCTACAAGAGGCTATCATTAATGGTGACGGAACTGGAGAGAACCTTTTAGGAATTACTCCACAGGCTTCTGCATTCGTTGCTGGAGGTCTTGCTACATCTGTACCAGCTGCAAACAGAGCTGATGCAATTAGAGCTGCTGTATCTCAAATTAACTGCTTAGGATTTAATGCTACTCACGTTTTTGTAGGATGTGATGATATGTACCTATTAGAGTCTGAAAAAGATTTAAACGGACAGTATTTAAGAGGTTCTTTAGGTGGTGTTGAGTTGGTTGAGTCTCAGTATATCGCTGCTGGATCATTTCTAGTAGGAGACATGAGTAAATCAAACGTAAGATTCTTTAGAGATATTACAGTTGAAATGGGAATGAATGGAGAAGATTTCAGAGAAAACGCTGTTTCTTTACGTTCAGAAGCATGGTTAACTCACTATATCGCTTCAAACCACGTTAACGCATTCGTATTCGATACGTTCGCAAATGTTATAGCTTTAATTGATAAGCCGTAATATAAACAATAATACAAAGGGAGGCTCTCTTGAGCTTCCCTTTATTTAGCTTAGAGAGTAAATTAATTAATAATTAAATAAACAGAAGATGGCTGACACAAAAAAAGAGGCTGCTATTAAAAAAGGGCAGACAGTAAAAGAAATTAACCTACAAGACAGAGTTGAGATAACTTTAGCTAAGTCGGTAGGAGGTAAAAAGGCTGGTAGCAAAATGATGACTCACCCAGAGAATGTTGCTGCACTGAAAGCTAACGGATACGTTAAAACATCTAAAAAGGATAGCTAATAAATGGCTGAGATAATAGACATAGATTGCTTTAAAGGGGCGCACAAACTAAGTAAGAACTGCTACACAGAGAGCGACTTACAAGATTATATTGATACCCAAGAAGATTATTACCTATGTATGTTATTAGGCAAAGATTTAAGGGATTTGTTTGTGGCAGACCTAGTTAACGGTGTGCCACAAACCCCTATCTATCAAACGATATTTGAAAAAATGTGCGTTAACCAATCTTGCTGCACGTGTCATGAGGCTTGTGATTGTAGTTATTACAGTTATGGGATGAAATACATGGTAACGGGGTTGGTATATTCTCAGTATATTCTATTGGATCAATACGTACATACAATAGGAGGGACTGTAAGCATGGAAACCTCTGTAAGTAAAAACATTAGCTTTGACAACTTAGCGAGAGCAAGTGATATGAGATGGAATGAGGCGGTTGAGTCTTGGAAAGCTATAAGAGAATACATAATGCAGAACAGTACAGACTACCCAGATTACAATGGGTGTGATTTAAAATACTCTCTAAGAGACTTTATTTAAAACATGAGCATAACTAGACCAGTATTCATTACTATATTTGAGGATGAGCCTATAGTTGATGCCTGTTATGATATTGAAGAGTTGTGTTTTGATTATGTTTGGTTTCTTCAAGTTTATAAAGAGAATGCAGACGGCAATCCAATAGTAAAAATAGAGGCTTCTAATGATGGGATTCACTGGGATTCATGGGGTGAATGCAATGGAACTACCGAGCTAGATACTGACTCAACAAGTTTTAAAGATCATTATTTTGGAGCTAAGTTTATTAGAGTTTGCGTTGAGGCTAACGGAACAACAACAGGAACAATATCTGCTAACATTAATTTAAAATCTCCTTAATGGGTAAGGTTAATCAATTAAAGTGTAAGATTGATGCTTGTGATTTAGAAAATATATTACAAGCTGGAAGCAATATAACCATCACAAAGGTTGATGATTGTTCTTTGGTAATATCTAGCACAGGAACGGGTGGAACTTCTAACGGGATTAAATGGCATTTAATAAGCGGTGATGATATAACTGTATCACAATACTTTCAGTATCATGTATCGCATAAATTCCAGATTGACAACAATGCAAAATTCACTA